GGCACCGGCTTAGGCGCCGGCGCATTACGCAGTCCCAGCGTAATCAACTCATCGGCGTTCTTAGGATCATGGAAGAAATCCATGAACTTCGCCGGATCATTTTGGAACCGAGCACGTAAGTCGCCGGGCAATCTCATGAACTGCTCATCGGCATACATCAGGACATGCAAGGCTTCCTGATAATCCTGCGCCTCAGTAAAGTCGCCATATTCAGGCATTCTCACATCATTCGGCATTTGTCCAGTAATACCGAAACGCTTCATAATGACATTGATATCGGCATCCTCAGCCATGCTCTGCACAGTCATAGAAGGCTCAAGATTCATATCTCCGCAAGCCTCACTTTCCTTAGCAGTGTCATAATTATATTGCGCTTTTAAAAATACCTTGTTCATAAAATCACCACCTATCGTGAACGATTAAGAATACGACCAATAATATCCAAGTCCTTCATAATCTGTGAAGAACCCATCGTTTCAAAGAACTTCTGATCCATCTCCTTTTCAGTCAAGCCGAGTTTAGTACCACGATTAAGCAAACGCTGAGCCTCAAGCAACAAGGGCTGTAGCTCGCGCAACTGCGCAATACTCAAGTCCTTAATCTCATTGTCTTTCATAATCGCTTCGACTCGATCTTCGGCGATATGCGCTTCGCGCTCCAAAATACGCTTATTATTGAACGCATTTTCAGACGTATAAGGAAGCTCATTACTTTTCTTAGCGACGTCAACATTGGTCTCGGCCGCCTTGGCATTCGTGAGACCAACATTGGCTTCGGCCTGATCAACAGCCGTCTGCTGCAATTTCATCGCCGTACGAGCGGATACTGCTTTACCAACAGCGCCACCGAGATCACCAAGCGCTGCACCAAGAGGGGCACCTTCATTCTCTAAGCCGCCGACATTCCCACCAGAACCGGTTTGACCGGACATAGTAGGAGCACTAGCACCACCGAGAGAATAGGCAAGGGCCGGATTGAGTCCGGCCGCAATTAAATCATCCACACGACGCTGCATCGCCGTATTACTCATCATGGAGTTCCAATCCATAGCTTCATGCTGAGACTTCGCAGAAAAGTCAAAGCCTCTTTTCTGCATTTCCATATCAGCCTTGATCTGCATCTTATTCCGCTTTTTAGCGCCGGAATTACCAAACAGACCGCCAATAATGGAAGCGCCGCCACCAATAGCTGCACCTACCCAAGCCATAAAACCCCCTTAGAACTGATCAATGCGACCGGGAACGCTGTACATCGGCATCGGCCGAGCAACTTTCTCAGAGAAGAAAAAGTCACAGAGAAACTGCTGGTTGTCAGCTTGAGCACCCGCAGCGACGGCACGACGTAGGACAGCATCCGTACTATCATTAATGAACGTATTGTTCAGGACGGGCAGAGACGTAAAATTTTGCGCCAAGTGCCATGCATCCAACGGAGTCGTATTCTTGGAATTAAAGTAAGAGGTTGTGCGAGATGGGAAGAAACGGTACTCAGCCCAGCGCTCTTGATACCCGAAGGTCAGTGCATCATTGGCCGATCCGTCGGCATAGATTTCTCGGTTGAGAATGGACTGCTCACCAAGAGCGGCAAACACCGGAAAATAAAAATCATATCGAGTAGACCGACTCCACAACTTACGGATACCCTGTTGATAGACAGGATCAGCACGCACACACACGATACCGATAACATAGCCATGTTCCGTGAATGATTGCCTAAAGCCATGATGGGCGGTCACAGTGCCGACAGCGGAGAGGGCCCCGAGTGGGGACGTTCCGCCTGTCAGGCCCGTAGCGGTCGTCTGGGGGACCGGAGAGATATTCACGGGGGACTTCCCGCCACCGAGGTATTCAGGCCTCTGCAAGCGCGCGTCAGGCGATATGACACCGAAATGAGAACGAATAATTTCCGTATAACGAGTGCCACCACGCGCATCACGCTCCAGAAGCTTCTGAGTTTGGAAAGCCAAGCGCAAAGCATTAATTGTCGTAGAAGTCGCGGTACTCAAATCAGCATAAAGATTGGTAGGATAAACAAGTCCCGCATTGAAAGTACCAGTGGTAGCACTAATACCCACATCGGAACCCCTAGGAGTACCGGCAGCTCCATGACCGAGAGGCGTATTAACAGCCGGACCGCCCACACCAGATGCAAATACTGTAGACATAGGCTGTTGAGCACCAGAAACCAACGCGGTAGCGTTAGTCCGCACCGTAGCATTCCCATTGAGTGGAATCGAAACAGGCGTAGCGCCCTTTTGAGTCCAAGGAAGTGCGGAAGTAAAATAGTCATGGCGCTTCGCAGGCCTCTTAATCGAGTAATTCGTCGACGGGTCAGGGCCATCATTCATAGCGGCATAACCCTGCGCATTACCCGTACCGAAACCAACCGGCGTCGCGAGATTCTCATCTCGGAACCACTGATTGTAGATCAGACCATAAGCGCGGATGGGCAGCGCATTGATCGAGATCGTATTGCCGCCTAGGATTTGCCCACTGCAAGGAAGCCCGAAGAAATCATAGAGAGAATTCTGTGCAAAACCACCAGCAGGACTAACAATCTGAGGAACCACGTAAGAAATCGAATCACCCGGCACATCCTGTTCACCCATGAACTTATACCAATGATTCCATACTAATCGCGTCGGCACAAAGAAAAAAAACGACTCAAGGTCCATATTATCCATAATCGGAAAGATCGGCGTAGCCATTCGGCAGAACGCCGTCATACTCGTATTGAACGAATCTCCCGGCAGGATTTCCTGCACATAGATTGGAATCAACTGGCCCGCTGAGAACGTGGTCTTCATCTGATGTTCCATACGGAAGGCCGAACGCGGGATGTCCGACCTCGGAATCATCGAGAAGGAATGTACATTAACTTTCGGTGCGCGAAAGTTATTGCCGTAATTATTCATATTCAATTCCTCACTTTCACGGTTTTACCAGCGACGATAGACTTCGGATCGGGCAACGGATCAATCTTACCCGTCTCTGTGTCATAGGCACCAAGGAAGAAAAGCTCGTAATCGTCGGGATGCATGTACAAGGCATTGTCAGCCGCAGAGCGATTAATCTCATCGGAGAAAGACCGGACGGCCTGTCCTTCAGCGATAAGAAACATAGGCGTACCGTACTGAGCGGTAGCGATATCTCTGACAGCAAAAATATACAAACGCATTATAAAGAACTCCTATTGACAAATTGACGTTTAGCTAAAGCACACTTCTCCCGCACCGCCAAACGGTCGGGCGTACAATCGTCAGCGAATCGGCCGGAGCGCACGTAGCGATCAAAATCCAACCACTGACGCAAATCTACATCTGTCTCCTCTAATAGCTTATCGTAATAACGCGGAGGCGGCGTAGTCTTGCCGCCACGCTGCATAACGCCATCACGGCCTAAATAAACCTCCTTCCAATATTTTTGAAACCATGTATACCCGAGCCCGGGTTTTAAGCTCATTCGGCCAAACTCCGGCACAACTCGACAAAGCTCACCAGTGCGGAGGTCCAAGCGAGTATAATGACTATCAGCACGAGGACCACTAATTTTCTTACAAGCGTATCCCGCAACATAGGCTGCACTCTCATAAGTCACGGAACCAAAGGACGAGAAGCCAGCCGGCCATAATTTGTTCAACTCTGGACTAGAGTATATATGCTCACCAACAGGCTCAGGATTGGCAAAAGTACGACCGAATAAAAGACAATGGAAATGAGGGCGTAGAGTAGTCTCACCATATTCTCCACAGGCAAAAAACCTTGTGGGTCCAAAGCGTTCGCGAAGGCGGTACATAAACCTTTGAAAATCTTTATAATTTAAACTAGGCTCATAATTCTTATCATCGTACGTAAGAGTCACGAATGAGGATGCATCATGCATCTGTGACTCGTGCATACAACGTATTGCCCAAGAGCGAACGCGAACCAAACGACAGCCAATACACCGACCACAAGGCAAAAAAAGAGGCCGTTTAATCCGGCCTCTCTCTTGGAAAACAATCTCGCCACCATCCAATTGCCAAGCATCGATCGGATGGAAACACGCCACGGCTTACAGCCGCCAACCGCCACGCATCGGACTCATCTGCATATTGCGCGGATGGGTACGGCCAACCGCATGCCGAAAATTTCGCGCACCACGCGCTTTATTAACATGACTACGACGAGGCATCATAAAAATCTCCTAAAAGTAGTGAACTACGGGGTCCCCTTGCTTTACTTGATGTCAAGGGGGCTAGGTGAGAGTTTACCTCCTCTCTAGCCAAAAAAGGAACGGCCCAAGGAAGGGCCGTTCACGGAACAGGGATGTGATCGAATCACTCCCGCACATCACGATACGACTGCGCATCACGCTTCGTATACTCAGCAAACATCAAATCGGCAATGGCAAGAGCAAAGCCAAGCTCCTTAGCAACAATGGCCTTCATCGCCTCTCGATCACCTTTGTCATGATCAATCAGCGACACATTGCGTGGATGGAATCGCAAAGACGCAATTGAAATATATGCGAGCCACCACTTATCCAATAACCGGGGATTCACTTTGTACCCGGAATACGGATCTGCGGGGACGCAGCTTCCGCAGCTTTAACGCACGTAGCCAAAGTCTCACGCGCACCAGCCAGCTGCGCTTCAGTATCAGCAACAGCGGCTTTCTGCCGCTCCAAACGCGCCTCAATCGCCGTAATCAATTTCTTGATCTGTCCAGAAACATCCATAAAAATCTCCAGTGAAAAAAAAGGCGGACCATATGGCCCGCCTTAAGAGTAACATTGAGAGAAAGCTTACGCAACGGGAGCCTGATTCGGCGGCTCAGTATTCGTAGGATTTGCTTTCGCATTTGCAATAATGACTTCGAGCGGCACCGGCTTAGGCGCCGGCGCATTACGCAGTCCCAGCGTAATCAACTCATCGGCGTTCTTAGGATCATGGAAGAAATCCATGAACTTCGCCGGATCA